CTATCAACGCCCAGTACGACTGGCCCGGACTCTATAAGCCGTTTGACCACCAGCGCACCACTGCATCGTTTCTGACCATGCACCGCCGTGCGTTCTGCTTCAATGAGCAGGGCACTGGCAAAACATCAAGCGTCATCTGGGCATCGGACTACCTGATTAAGATCGGCGCAATCCGTCGTGTGCTCGTGCTGTGTCCCCTGTCAATCATGTCATCGGCGTGGGAAGCAGACTTGTTCAAGTTCGCCATGCACCGCACCGTGGCTATCGCCCACAGTTATTCACGAGACAAACGCATCGCCGCCGTGCAGTCTGGTGCCGAGTATGTCATCTGTAACTTCGACGGACTTGAGATCATCAAAGACGAGATCAAGAACGGTGGCTTCGACCTGATCGTGGTTGATGAAGCTAACGCATACAAGACCGTCACAACAAAACGTTGGAAGACATTGAACACCGTCATCGGCCCAGATATGTGGGTGTGGATGCTGACTGGCACACCTGCCTCGCAGTCGCCCACTGATGCGTATGGCTTGGCAAAGATCATCAACCCTAACGGCGTGCCCCGCTTCTTCGGTGCGTTCCGTGACCAAGTAATGCACAAGATCACGCAGTTCAAATGGGTGCCTAAAAAATCATCAGAGCGCACTGTGCACGATGCGTTGCAACCTGCCATTCGATTCACGAAGGAGGAGTGCCTCGACCTGCCTGACATGACATACACCACCCGAGAGGTGCCACTCACCACGCAACAGCAGAAGTTCTACGACACGCTGAAGAAACACATGATCGCTATTGCGGCGGGAGAGGAAATTACCACCGTCAACGCCGCCGCTAACCTAAACAAGTTGTTACAACTGTCGGCTGGCGCTGTCTACTCCGACAATGGTGAAGTCATTTCGTTTGATGCCAAGACACGCATGACTGCGTTGATGGAAGTGATTGAAGAAGCCAGTCACAAAGTCATTGTGTTTGCACCGTTCCGTCATGCCATTGAGATCATCGCTGAAGAGTTGCGTGCAAACAATGTGTCATGTGAAGTGATTCATGGTGGCGTGCCTGTCAACAAACGCACGGAGGTGTTCGCTAAATTTCAAACAGAGAAAGACCCACATGTGTTGGTCATCCAACCACAAGCCGCATCGCATGGTGTGACATTGCACGCCGCTAACGTAGTTGTGTGGTGGGGGCCGGTTACATCAACAGAAACATACCTACAAGCCAACGCACGTGTGCATCGTGCTGGCCAACGCAATCCTTGTACGGTTGTGCACATTCAAGGCAGTCCAGTAGAGAAACGAATCTATGACATGCTGTCTGACAAAGTGGACATTCATACTAGGCTGATCGACCTCTACAAAAATATTGTTGAAATCACTTGACATTGTAAAGTAGAGCCCTTATATTAAAACCATCCGACAAAAGGAGAGTGCAATGACAGAAGACAACATCGAGGCCAACACGGCCCTCTTGCTCGACGAGAAAATCGAAGAGCGCATCCACATCGCAGTGGGCAAACTATTTGGTTTCGACGTGACCAAAAATTATTGGACGCCCCATCCACTGCCCAACACAACCGCACACGAAGTACGCAAATACTTCATGCAAGAAGTCGTGCGTGAAATGTCCCGTGTGCTTGTTAACGACCACGAGTTCGTGCGTGGGATGTATGAACGTATGGGTCAAATACAACGTGACCGTCGTCACCAATTCAGCAACAGCGCTTCCGCTTCACAGTATTTTTTCTGAGGGGTACATCATGAGCGAACAAACAACCCCATCAGCAGACCAACTTGCAAAAGTCTATGTGAAGATTCGTGACAAGCGCCGTGCTCTTGAGAAAGAGGCCGCTGAACTCAAAGAAAAAGAGAACACGATCGCCGCTGAGATGCTTGAGATTTGCAAAGAGCAAGGTGCGCAAACCATACGCACCGAGTACGGCACGATCTCACGACGCACAAACAAAAATTATTGGACGAGTGATTGGGACTCGTTCTATAAATTCATCAAGGAACACGACGCCTTCGCATTGATGTATCGACGCATCAACAGTGAGAGCATGTCTCAATTTCTTGAGGAAAACCCCGATGTTCTTCCGCCGGGTCTAAATGCGGATGTAACCCAAACAGTTGTAATCACTAAACGCTAGGAGCAAACAATGAGCAACGATCTCGCAATGCTGGACACCGGCCTTCCTTCATACCTCAAAGAGCTGGAACTCGACGACGTCACCAAATCGCTGATGGGCGGTGGTGGTGCTGGTATCAAACGCATCTCCATCAAGGGTGGCGTGTGGCGCATGATGGTCAACGGCAAAGAAATTGCCAAGAACGAAGACCGTTCGATGAACGTCGTAATCGTCAACGCATCACCAAAAGTCTCACGCACCTTCTACTTGAAGCAATACTCTGAGGGCGGTGAGGTAACTGCACCTGACTGCTGGTCTGCTGATGGTGAAGTGCCTGATGCCAAATCACAAAACCCGCAAGCCAAACGCTGTGTTGACTGCACACAGAACGTCAAGGGTTCAGGTCAAGGCGATAGCCGTGCATGCCGCTTTAGCCAGCGTCTGGCTGTTGTGTTGGCCAACGACATTAAAGGCGATGTGTTCCAACTGACACTCCCCGCCGCATCAATCTTTGGTGAGGGCGCACCCGGAAAATGGCCTCTGCAAACCTACGCCAAGATGATTGGTAGCAAGGGTATCCCCATCTCCACAGTTGTTACTGAGATGCGCTTCGATACCGACAGCGCCACACCGAAGCTGACCTTCAAGCCTATCAAGGTGTTGGAGAAAGCCGAAGCACTGGCCGCTATCGAACAAGGCAAAACCGATGCCGCTATCAAGGCAATCACCATGACCGTGGCTGAAGCTGACGGCGCAAAGGCACCTGCTAAGTTGTCTGCACCTGTTGACCCCTTGGCCGATATGCAAGGTGAGCCCGAGCCAGAAGCCAAGCCTGAGAAGGTGAAGGCCGAGGCAGTGGAAGAGCCAACCAAGCGCAGTGCCAAGAAGGAAGAAGCCCCTGCTAAAGACTTGTCCAAGATTTTGGAAGAGTGGGACGACTAATGTCTAAAGGTTACTCAAGCCTGACAATTCAGGAGATTCAACAAGCCAACCCTACCTTGCTCGGTGTAAAGCTGGCCAAGATTTGCGTTGACCGAAACATTCCTGTTGCAGATGTTGCTGAGTTCTTCGGCGTGAGTCGCGTGACTGTATATTCATGGTTTCGTGGCAAAGCAGTGGTATCAGGCAAGCATGCAGACAAGATGCAAAAGTTGATAGCCAAATTGGCTTGATGGTTTGGGGGGACTAGGGTAGCTCCCGAAGAGGTGGGTGCCGTCACCGCCCTGTCCCAATCCCTTTATGACGGCTCACCGAAGGACGGCTGATGATTACGAGGAACGATTTCCTCGCAATGGTTCTACCACCCCTACAAACAGGGGAGCACTATTGCAGTTGGGGAAACAAAAAAGTAAACGGGGAAGACAAGGTACGCCAAAGGTTTGCCACCTCGATTGAAGAGTTGAGTGCACAGGCTGACACCCTACAACAAGATGGGTACAACGCCTTCTACGGCATGGCCAAGTTTGGCCCGAAAGAAAGTGGCCGGTACGCAGTAAATGCGATCGCCTTGAAATCTTTCTTCATTGATCTGGACTGCGGCGAAGATAAGCCGTATGCCACCCTGAATGATGGGCTCGTTGCCCTGAAAGCCTTTTGTAAGGCTACTGGTTTGCCACGCCCATCCATTTTGCGTTCTGGCCGTGGTGCGCACGTCTACTGGGTGCTGGAAGAGCCGATGCTCAAGGACGACTGGAAGCCACATGCCGAGCGCCTGAAAGAGTTGTGCACCGAGCACAAGTTTGATATTGACTACGCCGTGCCAGCTGATGCCGCACGTGTGTTGCGGGTTCCAGAAACAAACCACCTGAAAGACCCGACCAACCCGATCCCGGTGGAGGTGTTGCACCTTGCACCGCTGGTTCCCAACGACAAGATGAAACAGTTGTTGGAGCCCACCCAAGACATTCTGTCGATGCTGGACAAGGCTGACTTCAAGCGCCCACTCGACCCGATGACGCTAGCCCTGATGGGCGCAAGCGAATCCAAATTCAAAACCATCCTAATTAAGTCTGTGCAGGGTGACGGTTGTGCACAGATTGCACACATCTACGACAACCAACACAAGTTGGATGAACCCCTGTGGCGTGCTGGCCTGTCGATCGCACATCACTGCTCGGATCGTGCGAAGGCTATTCATGTCATTTCTCAGAAGCACCCCGAGTACAACCAGCAAACAACTGAACGTAAGGCCGACGAGACCAAGGGCCCATACACCTGCGAAACATTTAAGAAGCTGAACCCCAACACCTGCGAAGGGTGCAAGCACAAGATCACGTCACCGATCCAGTTGGGTCGGGAGATCATCGAGGCAACCGAAGAAGATAACGTCGTCACCGACATTGAGCCAGAGACAAAAGAAACCAAGACATACGTCATACCCAAATACCCATTCCCGTTCTTCCGTGGCAAGTCTGGTGGCATCTTCGTGCACACCAAGAACAAAGACGGCGAAGACACCGACGAGGTTGTGTACCCATACGACTTCTATGTGGTCAAGCGCATGCAAGACCCCGATCTAGGCGAGACCTTGTTGTTGCGTTTGCACCTGCCCAAAGACGGTGTGCGTGACTTCATCATGCCACTGGCGGCGGCGTTGTCCAAAGAAAGATTCGTTGGTTTGGTAGCCCAGCATGGCATCACAGTGCTTGGCAAGAAACAGGATGTGCTTATGCAATATGTAGCAAAGTGGGTTGAGGAGTTGCAGTTGAAAGATAAAGCCGAGAAGTCACACAAACAGTTTGGTTGGTTGGAAGATGACTCTGCCATCATCGTTGGCGACCGTGAGATCAGGGCGACTGAAATCTTGTACAGCCCACCGAACTCTACGACCCTGCCCAACGTGCCTTTCTTCCAGTGCAAGGGCGACTTCCATACTTGGAAGGACACAATCAATGTGTATGGTCGTGAGGGTATGGAGTACCGCGCGTTCGCCTTCTTCATGGGGTTTGGCACGATGCTCATGAAGTTCACCGCCCTTGACGGCTTCTTGCTCAACCTTGTGAGCCGTGAGTCAGGTTCAGGTAAGACCACGATTCTGCAAGCGATCAACAGCATCTACGGCCGACCCAAAGAGTTGTTGCTTTCACCCAAGGACACATACAACGTGCGCATGCAACGTCTGGGCATCATGCAGAACTTCGCCGTCACCATGGACGAGATTACGAATATGCCCCCAGACCAAATGTCACAACAAGTTTATGACGTCACGTCTGGCCGAGGCAAGAACCGCTTGAAGCAACACGACAACGCAGAGCGTTCCAACCACACCAAGTTCCAGACTGGCCTCGTCACTTCATCCAACCGGTATGTGACTGACGCACTGCTCTCAATCAAAGGCTTCCCAGACGGTGAATTGAAACGTGTTTTGGAAATCAACGTCAAGCCTGACTCCCGGGACGACGCAACGTGGGCACGCCAACACTTTGGCCGACTCATGAACAACTATGGCCACGCTATCGAGCCGTATTCTCAAGCGCTGGTTGGGCAACTACTCATGGTGCAGAAGGTGTTGGCTGACGCTCAACTGCGTGTAGAACA